ATCAAGAACGATTATCCCGATGTCGCAGGCCCGATTGAAGAGGCCCTGTCGAAGATCGAGGAACGACTGGATGCCCAGGACCAGGCCGAAGAGAGCCGCCGCAGTGCCGCTCGCGACGAACTGGTAGGCATCATCACCAGCGAGACGGAACGGCTCAATCAGGCCATTCCCGATTGGGAAGTGACGTTGCAGCAGAACGGCAAGGCATTCGCCGCGTGGGTTGAGGACCAGCCCCGCCGCGTTCGTGAGGCCGCTTACCGCAACGCACAGAACATCGTGGACGCCGAGGAAGCCGCACAGGTCATCGCTGCCTTCAAGGCGCACATCATGCCGGCCCAGCAGCCCGCAGCCGCGCCGACGACACCCACGCCCATCCGGGCACAGACACAACCGCTCACCGACAGGCGAGCACGCCAGCTTGACGCGACTGCTTCACCACGAAGCGCACGCCGGCCGACCGTATCGGGCATTCCCGAGGACGGCGACCCGCAAGCGATCTGGGACGCATTCGACGCACAGGAGCGCGCCCGCGCCTGATCACGGCTGAGCCTTCCCCTCCGAAGGATCACATCCCATGTCCATCACGACTTCGACTTCGTCTGGCATCAGCCAGCGTACAAACGTCTATGCCGAGCGCCAGATGCTCAAGCATGCCATGCCCGTCATGGTGCTTGAGAAGACCGGCCCCCTCACCAAGCCGATGCCGAAGAACAAGTCTTCGACCATCAAGTTCCGCCGTCCGATCACCTTCGATGCTGCCACCGTGCCGCTTCAGGAAGGTGTGACCCCGACCGCCACGCAGTTCCGCTACGAGGACGTGTCGGTTTCGCTCTCGCAGTACGGCCAGGTGGTCGAGATCACCGACGTCATCGAAGACACCCACGAAGACCCGGTGCTCAACGATGCCGTCGTGCAGCTCGGCGAGAACATCGGCCGCACCATGGAAGCTCTCAACTACGCCGTCGTGCGTGGCGGAACCAACGTAAACTGAATGCGCTGTCTCTGGAGTAATCCAGAGATCGACACCTGGGGTGAATACCGGGAAAACCTAAGTTCGCGATAGCATTAGGACAAGCAATCCGCTATCGTATGAATATGGCAACCCGAGGCAAGCAAATCCGAACCACTGACATTTGTTACCTGGCAGGGGTCATCGATTCAGACGGGTGCATATCCGTTTCGAAGATGGCCGCTGGGAAGCAGAGAACAACATCCGCAAGGTACGTGTTGACGGTCAATGTCGTTAACACAAGCCCTGCTCTGATGGAGTGGTTGGTCAGCAATTTTGGCGGCCGTTACAAGTGCCGTCGCAAGGCGAATGAACGTCATAAGGCCACCTATGACTGGTGGTTTAATAACGGCAAAGCGCTTGGGTTGCTGAGACTGATTGAACCGTATCTGATCGTAAAACGCGATCAGGCACTTCTCGGAATATCCCTCATGGAGGGATGGGTTAGCGTTCCGTTTGGAAGAGGCGCGAAAACGCCTCCCGAAGAGACGGAGCGCCGAGAATGGCATTACAAGCGCATGAAAGCGCTCAATCAGACGGGTTGTGCAGCCGCAACGACTGAGTCCCTAGGCTCCTGCACGGTTAGCAGGATGATGCGACAGTCTGAACTCACGGGAAACTGTGAGAGGGATGGCCGAAGAGCCGTCCCCGCCGTCTGAACAAGGCGGTCAGTAGGGGATGACCCGAAAGTAACAGATTTGGTTCTATGCCAACGGCGCGGCCCGCAATGCCGTGAATACCGTCATTTCCCTGAGCAAACAGCGCGCGGTCATCCGTGCCCTGAAGGCTCAGAAGGCAATGAAGATCACGACGATGCTGGACGGTTCGGCCAACTACGCCACCCGTCCCATCGAGGCCGCCTATGTCGCGGTCGGGCACACCGACCTTGAGGCTGACATCCGCAATCTGCCGGGCTTCGTGCCGGTCGCCGAGTATGGCCGCCGCACCACGATTTCCGAGTACGAGATCGGTTCGGTCGAAGACGTGCGCTACCTCCTGTCGCCCGATCTGGAGCCGTTTGCCGATGCCGGCGGCGCCAAGGGTTCGATGGTGTCCACCTCCGGCACTTCCGCCGACGTGTACCCCGTCATGTACTTCGGCAAGGAGGCTTGGGGCATCGTCCCGCTTCGTGGCCAGGGTGCCGTCTCCCCGACGATCATCCCTGTCGGCCAGAAGACCAAGGACGATCCGCTGGGCCAGCGCGGCGTTGCGGGTTGGAAGACCTATCACGCGGCGCTTGTGCTTAATCAGCTTTGGATGGCCAGGCTCGAGTGCGCCTCTACCGCCCTGTAATAGTTGGGAAAAACGCACTCCATAACTGGTAAAGAATGCGGCCATGCGCTAGGATGATCTTCTGAAACGGAGATCACTTGCCATGGCTAAATTCCGGGGTGCGGTACTCAACTGTCAAATCTGCGGGTCGGGGTTCAAAGTGCCCCCGACCCGCGCGAAGACTGCCAAATTCTGCTCAAAAGAGTGTGCGGACCAAGGGCGCGGCGAGGCAATAAAGCGTCGCATAACCTTTGAGTGCGTCCACTGTGGCAAACCGTTCGAGTTGCCGAGAAGCCACGCCGGTCGCAGGAAGTATTGCAGTTACGCATGCAAGCATGCGGCACCGGAATACCGAATCGCGATTTCTGACCGGACAACCGGCGAGAACAACGGCATGTGGAATGGTGGCGTAGTCCAGCATCCGGACGGCTACCTGTACACCCGATGCACGGCGCACCCATTCGGATCGATAGGGTACGTACTCACGCATCGGCTGAACATGGAAGATTGGCTTCGGGAAAATGACCCGCAGTCGCGATACCTGATCAGGCTTGGTGACCAGTTGTATTTGTCTCCCGAGTTCCATGTGCATCATCGGGACGAAGACAAGCAGAACAACGAGATTGGCAATCTTCAGTGCATGACCCCTAGCGAGCATAGGCGTCTGCACGAGGCAATGAAGCGCATACGCAAGCGAAAACATCCCCCCTCTTTCGAAAGGATTGACCCATGTTCAAGGGCAATATCAAGTGCGGCTATCTCGTCGGCAACGGCGCAGCGCAGAACGTGGAACTCGGTTGGGTTCCGGATTACGTGGAAGTTGTCAACGTCACGGACGGCGACAAGATTCACAAGGCTTTCATCGGCCCGAAGCAGGTCGTCCCGTTCTCGGGCGGCGGCACCACCGAGATCGTGGTCGGTGACAAGATCGTCGGTGCCACGTCGGCGGCTTCGGCTTGGGTGGAGGAAGTCCTTCTCTACTCCGGCACGTGGTCGGGCGGCGATGCGGCGGGCTTCTTCGTCGTTTCGATGATCGACGGCACGTTCGGTTCCGAGAACGTCTATGTCGGCTCGGGCACGGACGATGCGACCGTTACGGCCAACGTAACGCACACGGTCGATATCGACACCGAGGTCGCTTCGGCCACCGGCAACGCCGCGATCACCCGCTATGCGGGCACTGCGGGCGGGTACGCTGCGGGCTTCACCATCGGCTCGACCATCGCCGAAGAGGCCAAGCTGCTTCGCTATATGGCGATCCGTGGCGATCAGTAACGGGAGGGTTGAGCAATGACCCTCACCCGCGACACCATGACCAAGCGCGTCAACCAGGCGCGCAACGGTGCCCTGAAGGACAATGCCGAAGTCCTTCAGGCACTGATCGACGGTGACGATCCCTACATCGGCGGCGTGCAGGTGACTGCCTCTGCCGCCGAAGTCAACACGATTGCGGACGTTTCAGCCCGCGTTCAGAGCCTGACCGCTTCGGGTGCAGTGACGCCCGGCGTGCAGATGGTGGAACTGAGCCACGCAACCGTCGTCATCGCCGCTACCATTGCGGATGCGGCGGCCCATGCGGGGACGCTGTTCACCGTCAAGAACACATCGGCCAGCGGCACGGCGGCTCACACGGTCACGCTAACGGCGGGAACGTGGGACGGCACCAATACCGTCATCACGCTCAACGCTCCCGGCGAGTGCTACCAGTGCGTTTTCGACAGTGCGGGCGATGGCCTCGTGGTTCTCAACACGGGTTCTGTCGCCCTGTCGTAGTCAAGACCGGGCGCGGTGTTGAGATCGCGCCCGGCGCCCTTTAAACATCTGATAGTTCGCGAGGAGCCGCCCTATGGCGATGCCCTATGTAGATATGCTGTCGCGCGTTCGCGAGGCGCGAAACGGTTCTTTGCGCGACGCGGCTGAACTCCTTCAGTCTATTGTGGAAGACAAGGCGCTTGCTCCGTTTGCTTCGCGTTCCGCTGCCTTGGCGTGGATCACTGCGAACCCGGAGCCGGTGGCCGGCACGGTCGTTCAATGGGACGGGATTGGCGTCCGATATGTCTCGGCTGAGACGGACGTGATCGATGACATGCCGGGCTGGGCTCCGGATGGGCCGGTGACGCCTAAGCACTTCGGGGCTTTGGGGGATGGCGCAACAGACGACGTAACTCCAATGGCGCGACCGGTGATGGCACAGATAATGTCATAGTTCATCTTGAGGGCGCACGAGGTTGCGTACTGGAAGGCGGCTACTTTGACAATGGCATCATCAAGATTACTGGCAACTCGGCTGAGCAGCACTTTAATCATCGGATTTCCGGCAACGCCCACAAGAACGCTAACGGGAACAATACGTGTAATTTGGAGCTTGTAGCAACGGCAGCCAGCGAAACAGCTGCGGGGCTTGTCGTTGATTTGCTTTCTAGGGGGCTAGAGGTCGATCTAGCGTTGCGTCAATCCGTATCTGGCAGCGGCTCT